AACATATGAAAGCACTATCAGAGAAATTGAAATAAGTTCTACAAATACAGTCTATTGCACAGAAAATATAGCGTTTGACGAGAGAGCAATCGGCAACAGCATATTCCTTGCCCGAGAAGAAGCAGAGAAAGCATTGGAGGGGATGAAATGACACCACCTTGCAATAACTGCTCCGACCGCCATATAGGCTGTCACGGCGGCTGTGAACGGTACCTCGCATATAAAACAGAGCGGGACAGGCTGTTAGACGAGCAGCATAAAAACTCACAGGTTAATCGGGATATTATGCTGACGAGGGATAATTTCTTTAAACAAAGAGGGAGGGGTAAATAATGGCGAATAAATCAAAGCCTACACCGACATACAATATTTCGCTTGAAGAGTTTTGCCGGGCATTGGATAGGTACAACGAGAAGCACGGCACCTGCTACTCTTACGGGCAGATGACCTACTTAATTGACAGCGGGCGTATATCCCGCAAAGAATTTTTAAAGCACTGAAAGGAGCAATACCGGTATGACGCTTAAAGAGCTTTCGCAGCTTTACTACCTCAACCGAGAAATAGAAGATTTGAAAATTAAAATATCCGAGTTAGAAGACAAAGCTACCGACACCTCGGCAAAAATAACGGGTATGCCGCACGGCGCGGGCGCCGGGGATAAAATAGGGCGGGCAGTGGCGGAGCTGGATTATTACAAAGCAAAGCTTACAAACCGCCTTGAGCAGTGCCGCATAGAGCTGATTCGATTGAACGATTACATATCCGCTTGCTCTGACAGCCTTACGCGGCAGATACTCACATATCGTTTCGTGAATGGGCTTTCGTGGAATCGGGTAGCGGCAAGTGTAGGAGGCTCAATGACCTGTGAGGCGGCAAAGAAAATTGCTTACAGATATATATGCGATAATTAAATTTGTCCCCAATGTCCCGAATTGTTCTGTTATACTGGTATTGTAAAATATTGCGAAAAGCAAAGCGTCTCTTTGAGGCGCTTTTATTATACCCGAACGGAGAGGAGACAAATGGAGAATGAGACAAACATAGATTTAAAGCCGCGGGAGCGGAAATTCTGCGAGGAATATTTAAGGCTCGGTAAAAAAGAAGCCGCGGCGATTGCGGCGGGATATACCGAAAAAAGCGCACGGAACGCGGCGACAAGGCTGATGAAAAAAGATGAGTGCCTCGCGTACATACGCGCGATACAAAAACGCGCACGCGAGGAGCTTAACATAGACGATAACTGGGCGGTGCTTAAAGCCATAGATGTTTACAATCGCTGCATGCAGGCAGAGCCGGTTATGAAATGGGATTACGACAGTCACGAAATGGTGGAAACGGGAGAGTATGTTTTCGATAGTAAGGGCGCCATGAAGGCACTTGAATTTTTGCGGACTATGCTGGGACTCGGTGCAGACGATACGGATAAATTAAAGCTTGCAATAACCTTTGTGGACGATTTAAAGGACGATAACAATGTCGGCGGAAAAGAAAAGCCTTAATGAGGTTGTGGGAGCGGGATACGGCGACTTTTGGCACAATAAAAGCCGATACCGTGTATTGAAGGGCGGCAAAGGCTCCAAAAAATCTACCACGACGGCGCTTAATTTAATTTACCGCATTATGAAATACCCGGGAAGCAATCTGCTTGTAGTCAGGCAGGTCATGAATACTCACAGGGATTCGACCTTTGCACAGCTTAAATGGGCACAGGCAAAGCTCGGTGTTTCGCATTTGTGGCGGAACAACGTATCGCCTATGGAAATGACCTACATACCTACGGGTCAGAAAATACTATTCCGCGGCTTTGATGATGTTTTAAAGCTTGCCTCTACAACTGTATCGACAGGCTTTTTGTGCTGGGTATGGATCGAAGAGGCGTTTGAAATAGCGGATGAGAACGATTTTGACAAATTGGATATGTCGGTGCCGAGAGGCGCTATACCCGATACACTTTTCAAGCAAACTACGCTGACCTTCAATCCTTGGAGCGCGGAGCACTGGTTGAAAAAGCGTTTTTTCGATAAGCCGGACGAAAATGTATCGACATACTCAACGAATTACCTTGTAAACGAATGGCTTGACGAAACCGACCGCTCGGTATTTGAGAGAATGAAGCAGGAGAACCCGCGAAAATATGATGTTGCGGGGCTCGGAAATTGGGGCATAGCGGAGGGGCTTGTGTTTGATAACTGGCGCATAGGAATACCGGATATACCTGATTCCGATAAATGGAAATGGCGGAGCTTTTTCGGGCTTGATTACGGTTACACGAACGACCCGACGGCCTTTATAGCCTTTAAAGCAAACCCGATTGACAGGCTTGTATATATCTACGACGAATTTTACTCCGCCGGAATGCTGAACAGCGATATTGCTGCGGAAATAAGGCGCAAAGGCTATTCAAAGGAGCGGATACGCGCCGACTGCGCAGAGCCTAAATCAAACGATGATTTAAGACGGCTCGGAATATCGAGAGTGCTGCCAAGCGAAAAGGGGCGGGACAGCATATTAAACGGAATTGACCGAATAAACGACTACAAAATAACGGTTGACCCGCGCTGCAAGAATACCGCCGCCGAGCTTTCGGCATACATCTATGACGAAAAGCATTTAGTAAACGGTCACAAAATGCCGATTGACACCAACAACCATTTAATGGACGCGTTCAGATACGGCTTTTACGATGTGCGATTCTTTAAACCTACAGACCCGAAAGCGCCGAGGGCAAGACCTACCGCTGCGGAGCTTGAAACAAAAAGGCTCAATGTGGGAGCAGAGGACATGCGCGGCGGCTGGAGCTGATATTTAATACGGAATTATTAATCGAAGGGAGGGCAAAGAAATGATTGAAATATTAATACTTGTTATTCTGTGGGCGCTGACGTGCATTTTATCGTGCATTGTCGGTGCGATTATTTCAAAGAAGCTTGAATATAAGCAGAGGGCGCGGGAACGCCCCGAAGCAACCGAACTGCAGCAGCGAATGGCAGAAAAAGCGCGCGCCGAATGGCGCAATATGTTGACCTATGACGGCGACGAGCAACCCGATATCGGCACGGACAGACCGTGATTGATATATAACATCCCGCGAGGGAAAGGAGACCTAACAAATGGAAAATGAAATTGTAAATCCCGAGACAGCCATATCAACGGAGGAGCAAAGCGTTACTGCAACGGAAGAAACGGCAGAAAATGCCGAGACAACCGCTGACGCTACACAGGAGGGCACGGCAGAGACAGCCATATCAGAAGCCGAGCCGAGCGATAACGAGGGCGCAGCAGAGCCCGAGTTCAGCCTTGATGTTAAATACAATAAGGCAACACGGTCATTAAGCCGTGATGAAGCGGTAGACTTTGCCGAACAGGGCATTTTCTACAATGACACCGTAAAACCGCTTTACAACAAGCTTGATTATATAGCAGCGCAGCGCGGCTGCACTATACCCGAGCTTGTGGACGGTTTGCTTGCAGGGGATGAAGATAATCACCGCAGGGAGCTTGCCGAAACGCTGGGAGCGGATAACCCGGTAATCGAAGAGCTTATGAAGGTTTACCGCAGCGAGCAGAAGGAGAAATACGAGAAGGTATTATCCGACCGCAAATCGGCGGAGGAAAACGCCGAAAAGGAAAAGCAGATAAGTCTTGAAAAAAGACTTGCCGAGGAATTCACGGAATTAAAAGCCGAATTCCCCGAAATAGCCGAGTTTTCCGCACTTCCGAAAGAAGTAAAAGCGGAAGCGGCAGAAGGGCGCGATTTATTGAGCGCCTATTTGCGTTATACGCATAATCAAAATAAAAAAGCAGCCGCAGCAGAGCAGGCGGAAAAGGCAGCAGCAAAGGCGAGCACGGGACAGGCAAGCTCTCCCGCGCAGACCGAGGACAGCGTTGTCACAGCCTTTTTGGATGCTTTTGGTGGCTCATAAAAAAAGGAGTTAAATTATAATGGCAATAAACAGTTTGGAAACAGCAAAGAAGTATACCGATGCGCTTGACAAGGCGATTGTGCAGCAGGCGGTTACGGGCTTTTTTGCGGACAATGTATTTAAAGCAAAATTTGCAGGGGCAAAGACGGTCATAATGCCGGATATTTCTTTTGTGGGACTTGCGGATTACAACCGCGACAGCGGCTTTTCGCTTGCGGGTACCACAATCGGCAATACCTCTTATACCCTTACAAAGGACAGAGGCAGAAAGCTGCAGATAGACCGTGAGGACATGGACGAAACGGGTGTTGCGAACCTCGCAGGGCAGGTGCTCGGCGAGTATGTCCGCACACAGGTTGTTCCCGAGATGGACGCATATGTGCTTTCAAAGCTTGCAAAGGTAGCAAGTGACAAATCCCACAAGACCACATACGCTGCAGCAAAGGCGGCAAGTCAGCTTGCGACCGCAATCAACAATGTACAGAGCCGCGTGGGTTATGACGAGGAGCTGGTTGCGTTCTGTGACCCGACATTCTATGCGCAGCTTATGAATTCGACCGAATTCAGCCGCAACATAGTTGTCTCTGACTTTGCAAAGGGCGGGCTCAATACCCGCGTCAAATTCTTCAACAGTGTAGCGCTCATTCCGGTAACGGAAGACCGCATGCGTGAAGAATACGACTTTAAAGCCGGTACGGCGGCTACATCCTCGGCGGCAGCTACCGGCGGCTTTGCGCCTAAAGCGAACACAGGCTACACAAGAGCGCTGGTTATTCCGAAGAAGGGTGCGAGCCTTGTTAAGAAGACCGAGACCCTGCGCATATTCACACCCGAGCAGAATATAGACGCAGATGCATACGCCTTTAACTACAGACTTTATTACGATGTGTTCGTCAAGAAATCCAAGCTTGACGGCATCGAAACTATTGTTACGGCAGGCACAGCCAGTTCGTAACAAAATATTCAAGAGCCGGGGCGCATTATGCTCCGGCTCGATTTTGAGGTGAAAGAATAATGACGGTTAAACCGACAACAGCTCCGGCGGAAATAAAAAACGAATATAAAAAAGGCACCGAATTTAAAGCGAGTATAGGTGATAAGGGCATTTTCGACCAGACAAAACGCAATGAGCGCTTTTACATCGGCGACCAGTGGCACGGAGCAAAGGCAGGAAACGAAAGACCGCTTGTAAGGCGGAACATAATAAAGCGAATAGGCGAATACAAAATGTCGGTCGTGGCGGCAGCGCCGATAACCGTCAATTACTCTGCCGACGGCATACCGAACACAGTGGATATGCAGGACGATATAGCGGCGGTAAAGCAGGATATGCTCGGTGGAGACATTCCGAACGGCACGCCGGAAGCGCCCGAAATATCCGCAATTACGGCAGCGATGTCGGACTATTTCAGAGTAACAGCCGAAAGGCTTAAATTTGACAACAAAAAGGAGCAGGTGCTGCGGAATGCATATATATCCGGCACGGGCATACTTTTTACATATTGGGACGACAGCATTGAAACGGGACTGTACGCCGATAACAGCCGCACCAAAGCTATTAAGGGCGATATAGCCTGTGAGGTGCTCGATGTTGAAAATGTGGTATTCGGCGACCCAAATAACGACGATATACAAAGTCAGCCGTATATAATAATAGCGCAGCGCAGAGATTACGAGGAAGTAAAGCGGGAGGCGCGCAAAAACGGGCTGACCGACACGGATATAAAATCGGACAAAGCAGAGGAAGACGGATACAACTCGGGAGACATGGGCGAGAACGAACCCGATGACAGCCGCAGGGTCACGGTATATACCAAAATCTACAAGGAATGGGATAAGGACGATAAATCATTTCACATTATGGCGGTGCGCGTGACCGAAAAAGCATATGTCCGCAAGCCGTGGGATTTAAAGCTTAAGTGTTACCCTATGGCAAAATTCTGTTGGGAGCGGCGCAGGTCAAGCGCTTACGGTGAAAGCGAGATAACATACCTTATACCGAATCAAATCGCGATAAACAGAGCGCTCACCGCTGCGGTGTGGGGGCTTATGGCGAACGGCATGCCCATAATGCTTGTAAACGGTGATGTTGTAACAGGACCCATAACCAACGACCCCGGGCAGATAATAAAGGCTTACGGAAGCAGCGAAGAAATGGGCAGCGCTATCAGGTACATTCAACCGCCTACGGCTATACCGCAGTATCAGAGCGTGGTAAACGATTTGTGCAGCAACACGCTTTCGGATTCGGGAGCGAATGACGCGGCACTCGGTAATCTGCGACCCGACAACGCAGCGGCAATAATACAGATGCGCGAGGCGGCAACGGCACCTATGCAGATGTATATGAACCGTTTTTATGACTTTATAGAGGATGTCGCACGGATTTGGGCGGATTTTTGGCTTAACCTTTACGGCGACAGACAACTGCGGCTTGAAGACAGAAGCGGAACGCAATACATACCGTTCAAAGCCGAGCGTTACCGCAGCCTGCTTATAACGGCGCGTGTGGATGTGGGAGCCGCCACCATGTACAGTGAGGCGGTAGTGGTTGAAACACTTAACAATTTGCTCTCGGCAGGGCTTATAAGTTTCGACCAATTCTTAGAGCGTATACCAGGCGGATTGATACCCGATGTCACAGGGCTGCGCGAGGATATAAAGGCAGCGCAGCAGGCACAGACGGACGGCGGAGAAATAACCGATGAAGAGCTTTTGACAACACTGCAGCAGCAGTACCCCGAGCAATATAACGCGCTTATGAATATGCCCGAGCAGCAGCGAGCGGCGACCCTTGCGCAGATACGCGGTCAGGCAGGCGGACAGGGAGGAGAATTTGAAACGCAGGAGGTCGGAGACATATGACGGCGGCGGATATTGAAAAGAAGGTAACAAATCTGCTCGGCTACACAAACGGCAGCGGAAATATAGCGCCGAATTCACACTTAAGGCAAAGAACGCTTACTGCAATCAATGCCGTGTATGCGGATTTGTATTATTCTCTCGGCAAGGCGGATTTTTCTCCTGCGATGTCGCCGGAGGACGAAATAGATTTACCCGAGCGTGTGCTGAATGATGTTATGCCCTACGGTGCGGCGGCGTTTTTA